AAACAGTTTTTCGGAGTTTAAGAAAGAAGAAGAACCTGAAATCCACTTCGGCATTGATGGCACTTTTCAAGTCAAACGAGTGAAATAAAGAACTCAAGGGGATAAGGACGAGCCTATAAGCACCCCACCCCTATGGGATAAGGACGAGTTTGGGAAAGCTCAGGAAAATTGAGGGAGGGATAGGGGGTTATTCACTTCCCATTTTAGACTTCGATTCTAAATATTTTCTATTTATTTATAAAATGCAGCCCAAATTAAATATTTTTATTTTATTTACAATAAATGAATTAAAAATAATAAATAAAACAATTTTAAATAAATTGCTCAAATAAAAATAAACCGCTTAAAATCAAGCGGTTTATTTTTATTTAATTAGCAAGTCTTTTTTAGAATTTCGTGCTCTAATAATCTGCATAACCATTTATGAAATAATGCGTGAGGGTACGTAGTAGTGTAGATAACCCAAATTAAACACCAAATAAAACCAAGAATTAAAGCACACAAATTCAAAAGTAAATCAAAAATAAATTGTTCTGACATGATTAAACCTATTTAAATGTAGTGATTGAATTAAATTGGTTTTTAATACAACCCGTTCACTGAACGGGTTGTATTTTCATGATTTACTTATCTAACCCAGCGATGATGTTAAATAGTGGTAATGCACGATCAAAAACATCAATTGGTGTGTTTCTTGAACGCTTCTTATAATTGAGCAGACCCAAGAATTTACAAATTTTCTTGCATTGCCCACTCTGAGCGAAACCCGTACCAGGTTTGAAAGCGGCGCCCCCGTCTGCTCTAATTTGTTCTTTCAAATCTTCAGGGAGTTTAGAATCTTTTCTCAAACCACAATAAAATTTTTCGAGTTGTTCTAGTGTACGATAACCTCTAACCATCGCAATTGCGAAAAGTCGCACGTATAAATCTGAACACCGTCTCCCACTTGCTAATGCGTGAACGGTCTCACAAAATTTGTTAAGTTCTTTCTGAGCTACATAAAATTGATCATTCTCATTCAGAATCGCGATATTTGTAGCGAATTGCATAGCGAAACTATGAGGGTTCTTTTCGCTCATGTAGTTAGCGATCTGAATCATGTCTTGGTAAACTTGAACGGGATTGAGTTTCAGATTATCAATGAAATTGTGAGAGTCAGACCAGAACCCAGTATCTTCAAAATTAACTTTCTTGGGATCGAGACGGTGCTTTCTGCAATACTCAACAAATCGACCTTGATAGTTAATTTTGCACGTATTAACAAACTGTCTCGCTTGTGGGTCATTTAAATTCTTGAGATTGACAACGGGAGAAACCTTAGCGGGGGCGTTCTTTTTTGTCTGTTTAGGGGTGACGTGCTGCTTTTCTTCTTCAGAGAAATTCTTGCGAGTCTGAACGGTCAAACTCTGAGTATTTTTAAGAACCTGTTCGAGTTGTTCGGGGGTAGCAGAAAAGAAAGCGTTACGACGTGCAAGCGTTTCTTTAGAAGTCTTGTTTGATTGTTTAGTCATCTTGATAACTCCGATTAGATATGTACTAAATTGTCTGTAGATTAGTAAGTAGTGAATTACTATCTACACTTCATATTTTACGCTAGTATATATAAATGTCAACAAACACGAATAGGGATAAACCCTATTAAGGGTAAATCCCTAAACCGAGAATGGGTGAGCGGGGTTAACTGGGTAAGGTCGCTAATCGGAGTTATCAACCATTAGCGGGAATCCCGTTAACCTTTCAGGTCACTACTCCCTAGCTCACTCATAAATTTTTACTCTTGTCAAGCGAATTTTTCTAGAGATTTACCCTAGGGTGGGTTACTATTTCCCACCGGTAGCAGTTACATTAGTTACCCCTCTGTAACCTATACTTTATCACCCCTCGCTCACAGCTTTTAAAATTCCAACGTTTTTTCGTCGAAACCGGCGACTCTCACGTTAGCGAAACGCACGTGCGCTTGGAGGATAAAATTCGCCCGTCAATAGCGTGCCAACACTGTAACACAAAACGAATTCCTAGGCAAGAAGCGTTTTAAACGATTTGCGTTCAGGATAAATCTCGCTTGAGCTATAGCATTCCGAGGATTTCTAACGTTCAAGAAAGCACTTTCCAGCCCTTCTGAGCGGCTTTTGTGTTATGTCATGTGTAGTTATTTACTGTATAAAAGATCGTTATAGAACCTTGGCAACAAGTTTGCGGGCGTGTTTCATAAGCAAATAACTAAGCTATACTGAGCACATCGAAACAACGAACAAGGGAGTTCGAAGATGTACAGAATAGAAAAGAGAAGCAAATATGATGATCTTGCTTTAGATGATGATGAGGTCATCGTCTTCGATAGTTTTGAAGATTACGCGAATTCAATTAAAGACCCGAAGATTTATACAGAGTTTTTCGAGCGTCACCCTGAATATGATTCTGCGCCGTGTGTTTTCAAATTTGTACGTAATGAAGAACAAGCGAAAGAATTTGTAGAAAAAGCGATTGAAGCGGGTGATAATGAGCTTATCGGCTTGCAAGAATTAGCAGATGATGAAGAGCTCGCAAGCGGTGCTTATGGTATCTGCATGGGTGAGCTTGACAACATCCCCCGATTCAGTTTCACCGAACAGGGTTATTTATTAGACGACCCAGAATAAATCAGTAAGACAGAATAACTCATAGCGTGTACCTTAGACCCGCTATTCTTGTAGTGAAAAAGAAAGAATAGCGGGTTCTTTTTTGTCCAGATTCAAGCCACACCGCCTGTTATTGCCTGACTGTCTAAGACCTTGCCTTAAGCCAATAGACTGCCTTCATAGCCAAGACTCCAGAGACTCCATTTGCCAAGTTTGAAAAGACTGTTTGCCAACACCGCAAAAACTCGTGCCTAGGATTTTATTTGTGTGCCAATGACAGTTGCCAACGCCACTAAGACTCCGTCGCCTGATATGCAAAATTCGCGCCAAGGATAAATTTCGCTTGCCAATAGCCGTGACTGGAATTCGTTTCAACTCCGAAGGTTGTTGCCTTGGATTTGCTTCAAGCATAAATTTCGTGTGCCTTGGCATTTTGTTTGTACTTTCAACTGTTGCCAAGGTTGCAGTCAGTTCTCTTTTCGTTTCGTTGGAATGAGTTTGGTTGAATCTTCCCGCCAACATTCAAACAGTTAATATATAGTTATCGAAACAACGAACTAAAGGGAGTTCACACTATGAAGATCGAAAAACTCAAGAAGTACGATCACACAGCAGAAGATAATAATTATTGTGTTGTTCTCAGTAATTTTGAAGAATTCAAACGTTTTTCAAAAGGTGAGACTGCTGAATTAGTCGAGTTCGTCAAAACTCATAGAAAAGAACTTGGTTTTTGGCTCTGGGAAAGTTTCCCCGTCGTTTTCACTTTTGTGAAGGGTGAAAAAGAAGCTCGTGAATTCGTCAAAAGAGCGATTGACGAAATTAACGACGTTGAATATACGACCATACATTTGTACGCAAAAGAAAACGGTTACAAGGGTGCATACGAGGTCTTGAGCGGTAAAGCCGACGGTTACGCAAGAATCAGTTACAGTGATCAGGGCTATCTAATTGACTCAATCGAAGTCTAAGCAATAAGAAACCCGCTGTATCAGCTACCCTATTTAGCTCGAAGTACAGCGGGTTTTGTTTTATCGGTATTGATTACGTTGGAATACATACAAGATGTTGTATGTATAAAAATTCCTTTGATTTCAACTGGTTCCAATCAATTTGTATATCTATGAATAGTGCCTTGGCATTAAAAACCTATTGAATTTGATTGCCAGAGTTTGAAGAACCGGTTGTTTGAATGCCTTGGATTGAGAGACTCAACGCCTGCTAATAAAAGACCGCCTACTCTACCGCTTGTTATAATGAAACTGCTTCTTTAAAACTTCATGAGACACATCCGCTTAGATTTATGCGGGCGCTAAATCAGTTGTCATTTACTTGTAAGTGATAATTAAAAAGCCCCGCTAGTACCAATAGCGGGGCTGATAATTCTACAAGTGCTCAAAATGAAGCTATCAAAAAAGAAGCACAGAAGAACTATAACACACAAAGAGCTTAGAGAGTATCGAAAAGCATTTGTTGCTTTTCTTGAATTTCTCAGTTTGGTTCTTGTTCTGGTTCTAATGTAGTTTTACTACCTTCGGGATGTTGTGTCGTCTCGAAGGTTTTTCTTTTTACGTTTTCTCTGGACGCAATGCGGCTAAGGCTAAGAATAATTAAATTTAATTATTTATTCTCTTTTTTCTTAAGGGTTTACACATCCGGTTGGAAAACCTTGAATCAAGTCAGCAGAAATTGGGAAAGCCCCTCCATCCCCTAGACTTGTTTACTTGATTCCCTTTCAAGCAACAGAGGTATAAGAGACAGAGAAACTGCCAACTGCTGACTTATCAAGATTCAAACCAACCGAATAAACATCCGTCTAGTTCTAACCTCACTGACAAGTCCTCAATGTCTGAGTGCAGAAACAGCGAAAGCCCCCACAAAGGCAAAGATCGAAACAGCCCAGACGAAACATCTGGAAAATATTCGTGATTAAGACTGTAGCATACTTTGATTATTTTGTAAATAGTTAACTACTTATTATTCGGCGTATAATGAAGATTGTTAAAACAACGTGTTTAAGGAGAAAGTGATGTTTGAAAAAGCCGCCAGCCGTTATCTTGAAAAGAAGGCAGTAGTTTCTGAATCTGAGGTATCTCAGGAGCGCCGTTTGACTTTGAAAAACAAGAGGCTCAATTTGCAGACGATTGGTTCGCTCATGGATAAAGTGGGCAAGCACATCAAGGAACTTCGCAAACAAGGACTGTATCCCAAGAAGGTTGAGGAGCTGGAAGCAGAGCGAATCAGGCTTGTGGAAGATTGTTTGAAGGAATCAAGAAAGTTCTTGGACGAGAACAAACAACCCAATCCGTTTCTTAATGCTTAAGCAATGAATTTCCAACCTCTCAGAAACGCTCAAAATCGCTTTCTGAGAGGTTTTCTTTTATCAGATGATAAGTTACTCACAGAATTCTTAAAAGTCGCTCAGAAGCCCGCTATCGAGGTTTTAGAAGCGGTTTGAATTTATATCGACAATCAAGTTTTAAAAATGGGGCGAATTTGCTGATTTAGCGCCTAGGATTTAAGTAAGTGTTTACTTATTTCCAAAGACGAAAAAGCCCTCTTTCGAGGGCTGGAAATTTGTTTATTCTTTTGCCCACGGTTCTAGCGTTACTTTTACTCCGAGCCGTTCAACAAACTCACCACAAATTGAGCAATAACCATCTGATGCAACGTAATTCCCCTTTTCGTCTTTTACAAGCTCTACACGCTGGATTTCATGTTCTCCCAACCATTCTCCGAGCATCATCATGTCATCGGTCATAAGCCCGTCGTAATCATGTGTTGCGAGCGCTATTGCATAAGGGCGATAAACCCAAGCATATTTAACAGTCATTTTTGAACTCTCTATAGTGTGTTGTTTCGATATAGATATGTTACCTGTTCGAGTATTGGCGGGGAGGTTGAACGAAGTCAGTGCCTAGGAATTGAATCAGTCAGCGCTTGACCCGCAGAAGTGCGGGTCTTTTGTTTAGAGACAAGCGGGAATTTCTCTCATATCCCAATCGTGTTTACCGATGTAGGGGTTATTAGTTGCGTAACGGTCAGAGAATGATTTGATATGTCGGGCCGTTGTGCGAGACCATGCAGATGACATTTTGTAAAGAGTCCCATTTTTGATGTAAGCAACGTTTGTTGAGTAAGAAACCAAAATTTTGAGACCGCTTTCAAGCTCTTGAACCTTTGCTTTATGGTAAAAACTCTTGTGACCGTCGTACTCAGAAGGTTGTAATTCGTAAGTCTTCATTTATAAACTCCCTATCAGTTCGTTGTTTCGATATGTACATATTACTAGTATGGTTGTTGGCGGGGAGAATGAATGAAGTTAATGCCAATGCTTTGACAGTCGCTTATTTGATTCCTAGGAATTGAAAAAGGTAAAACAAAACCCCGCTTTTGCGGGGTGTCGTGGGTTAGATACAAACGAACCAATTAAAGAAGTCAAACAAAAAATTCTTGAACTGTTCTTTTTCTTCTTCGTTTTCTAAGTCAAACATGAAGTGATAGAATTTAACATCTGGTGTCGGAGCGATGTGCAATTTCACCCAGTCAGCCCCGTAATCATTGAAATCTTCATGGGCCGAAGTGGTAGAAGCGCAAACTTCAGCCCAAGCACCGTACTCGGTTTTTGTGATCGTCTTGTCAGCGTTGAGAAACTGAACATCATCAGCAAGAAAATTTAATTTTGCGGTGTAATTGGTGTTTCTAAGCTGATTGTAATCGGTAAACGTATTGACATTTTTGATGTTACGAGTTGCGAACTTCTCATATTTTTTGATTAGGTCTTTCATTTGCACTCCCTTAGTGTGCGTTGTTTCGATATATGTATATTACTCTGCTGGTTATTGGCGGGGTGAGTGCATTATTTTCAGTTCCAAGAATGTAGCGTTTTCACTTCCGAGTTTGTAGCGCCAAGGAATTTGATTGTTCTTTTCGTTGGATTTTGTTTGCTCAATGCCAAGGCAATGTGTGCGCATT